GAATTCCCAGGCCCGACGAATTCGAGACGAAGTTCAGACGTTGCTCCAGGTGGCAGAAGTTCAACAAGCCGAAAGTTCGGCATCTCGACGACCAGGAGCTGCCACAGAGAAACGCAACGAAATGACGATCACGCAGGACCAGCTGACAGGCGTGACCATCGGCGACGTCGTCAACACGATCATCAACGAGGTCACCGGCAAGGGCGTCGCCGTCGAGGTCCACCCGTGGATGCCGCAGGGCAACTCGGTGGTCCTCTCCGACAGCCTGCCCATTCCGGACTCCGAGGTCTCCGACGTCTGGTCCGTGTTCAACGTCCAGGACCTGATGGGCATCGACTGGCCCGTCAACCAGTTCGCCTTCGAGTCCTCGTCGTACTGGTTCGGGACGCTGCTGTGCTACGCCCCGGCCTGGAACGGCGCCATCACCGGAATCAAGGCCGCTTAGTCGCCGACCGGCCCACGATCCACCGGCGGCCCGTGTCCCCGCTCCGAGGCACGGGCCGCCGGTGCCCCCACACCAGAACGAGAAGGGCCCGGCATGGCCAAGCTGTGCATGCCCGACGGCGCCTGCCGCGGCATCGACATCCAGGGCGCCCAGACCGGCGCCACCACCGCCTACACCCCCAGCCGCGACGGCACCGTCACCGTCGACAACCCCCAGCACGAGCGGGCCCTCCGCCAGTACGGCGCCTTCCCCGCCAACCTCGGCGGCCGAGTCCGCGGCGGATACCGGTGCACGGCCTGCAACTTCGGCTCGTACTTCACCACCTGCTCCCGCTGCGGGGGCGCCTGCGACAAGGAGGCCTGACATGCCGCCCAGGAAGCGGAACACCGCCGCCACCACTCCGGCCGAGCGCGAGGAGGAACCGGTGGCCACCGAGGACGAGGGGAAGGGCCAGCAGGCCGACGAAGCCTCGGCGGACGACAGCCCGAAGCCCACGCCGGACGACGACAAGACGCCAGCGCCCGACGGCGAGAAGCCGGCGCGCGGCGACCTGCAGACCGTCGAGCAGCCGTGCGCAGAGTGCTTCCCCAACGGGTGGCCCGAGGACGCCTTCTCCGTCGGCTGCACCCACGGCACCTGGGTCCGCGACAACGCCTGACCAGAAGGGAGGGTGAGCGTGCCCGCCACACCGTACGTATCCGCCGCGGCGTTCCGCGCCCACCCCACCTACCTCGACCTCAGCGGACTCGTCCCCTCCCCGAACCCCGCCGACCAGACCGCCGAGCTGACCAACCTGCTCCTCAACGCATCAGCCTGGGCGGACAACGAGTGCGACCAGCCGCTCGGCGCCCACCTGTACACCCAGTTCACGCGCGTGCGCGCCGACCGGGCCGGCATGCTGCGAATCCACGCCGACCACAAGCCCGTACGAACGGTGAGCACCTTGTCGTACGGGGCATCACCCACCTCCCTCACCACGCTGACCTCCCCGCAGGTGTGGGTGGAGGACGAAGCCAACCTGGTGATCACGATCGCTGGCGCATCCGCTGGGTGGACCGGCTCCCTGCAGGTCGGGTTCGGCGCATCGCCCGGGGCCGAGATGTTCGCCCAGCTCGGGATCGTCGCCGGGTACGTGGCCACGCAGCTCACCGCCGGCGCGGCGACGGGTGACACCAGCATCACCGTGGCGGACCCCACCGGCATCGAGCCGGGCGGCCAGTACCGGATCTGGGAGCCCGGCCGCGAGGAGACCGTCACGGTCTCGCCGCTGTGGCAGGCTCCCGGCCCGTCGACGATCCCGGCCGCCACCACGGTGCTGCTCGCGGACCCGCTCGCCAGCGGCCACGAAGCCGGGCACGACGTCTCCGGGATGCCCGCAGACCTGCGCGAGGCCGTCGTCCAACGCACCATCGCCGGACTGATGCGACCCGACACCACCGCTGAGGACTCCTACCCGGACGCCGCCCAGTCGTCCAACACGCGCAGCGCCGATCCGAGGAAGACCGCAGGCGGCCTGGTGGCCGACGCCTGCCGCACCCTGACCTCCTACGGCCGGGTCAGGTGAACCGGTGAGCATCCAGACCGCGCTCGACGGCATCTGCACGTACTTCGGTGGCCCGTACGATCCGGCCACGCGCACATACCGCTCCTCGCCGCTCGCAGGCGCCGGGGTGGGTGTGGTGCGCCGGGTGTGGGCCAAACGGGACGACCACGAGGACTACTACATCGGCCAGCCGCCGGGGTCGCGCACCGGCTGCCAGATCGTCGTGTTCATCCCCCGCCACCACGAGGCCCGCATCGCCCTCGGCGGCGCCCACTCCGGCATGAAGCAGATCACCTACGAGGTGACGCTGAACTGCTACATCCGCTCCCGCACCCCCTACGCCGAAGACGCCCAGGACGACGTGTACGCCCTCCGCGACGCCCTGGTGGAGTGGATGCGCCTGGACCGCACCCTCGGCGGCGCCGTGTTCCAGGCCGGAGAGCACGTCGACGGTGGTCTCGACGGGATCGACTTCCGGTACGGCCAGCCGGAGACCAAGGCCGAGGTCACCAAGAGCTTCCTGGAGATGACCTTCGCTGCGATCGAGTTCGTCAACGCGTAGCTGGGCCGCCGCGCCTGCCTCTGTCCGATCAGCCCTTCTCTGCCTGCGGAGTTCGCATGCCCACTGCCAAGTCCTCCAAGGACGCGCCCGAGCCGACGCCGCAGCCCGAGGAAGCTGCGGCCCCGGCCGCCGAGACCACCACCAGCACGGGCGCGGAGCCCGCCGCCGAGGACACCCCGTCCGGGCCGGAGCCGGGCGTGTACGAGTACACGTACCCCGCCGACTGCGTGTACCCCTCGGTGCCGCTCACCGCCCACGCCGCCGTCCCCGAGCGGCCGGCCGACGGCGACGACCCCGGCCAGCCTGCCGTCCCGGCGACCGTCTTCGACTGGCCGTTCGGGCCGCCCGACGACGGCCGCTGGACCAAGACCCGCAAGAAGCCCAACCAGGCCGCCGACAACGCGCCGGCCCCGTCCAGCGAGGAGTGACCGGTGCCGACACCCACCACGTTCGCCCCGGCGAAGCAGTTCGTCGGCATCGCCAACGAGACCACCCAGGGCACGCCGGTCGCGATGACCGCCACCGTTCTGTGCGACGAGGTCAAGCCCAAGGACAACCCGACGTTCCTCGACGACAAGTCGTGGCGCGGCTCGATGGCCACCGACAGCTTCGCGAAGATCGCCGGGGTGAAGGCCGCCGAGCTCGAAATCGGCGGCCCCGCCTACGGCGACGGCCTCGGCTACTTCCTCCGCAACATCCTCGGCGACCTCGCCTACACCGGCACTTCCACCGGCTCCGGTGGCACCACCCTCTCGGCCTCGGCGGCGGCCGGCGCGACCAGCATCTCCACCGCCGCGACGATCCCCGCCGCGACCATCGTGCAGATCGGCACCGGCGCGACCGCCGAGGTGTTCACCACCGGCACCCCCACCGGCTCCGGGCCGTACACGATCCCGCTGGCCACCCCCAGCGGCGGTCTGGCGTTCGCGCACGCCTCCGCCCAGGCCGTCCAGCCGGTCACCGGCCCCTACACGCAGGCCCACAGCCTCCTGAACTCCGGCACCGGGCAGCCGCTGTCCCACACGATCACCCACTTCCTCGGCCCCACCGCCACCTCCGGCGCCCGCCAGTACCCCGGCGCCTGCCTGTCCGAACTCGGGCTGAAGTGGAACGCGGAGAGCGAGCTGCTGACCTGGTCCGGGAAGGCCACCACCTGGCCCAGCGTGGCCCTCGGCTCGGCGCCGGTCGCGAACCCGTCCACCGTGCTCCCCGTCGCGTCGTGGCGCATGCTCGTCGGCATCGGCGGCCCCGCCGCCGGCGGCACGCTCATCGCCACCACCACCGACGGCGAACTCACCATCAAGCGCGAACTCAACCCCTACTACACGGCCACCGGCACCCAGAACCCCTACGTCATCCAGCGCGGCGGCCTGTCCGTCGAGGGCAAGCTGAACTTCGTCGCCGCCGACGAGAGCCCGCTGCTGTACATGCTGAACAACACCCAGCCGCAGCTGCAGCTCCTACTGGACAACGGCCTGACCGGCACCAACAAGGTCACCTTCCAGATCGACTGCCAGACCGCCGCGTTCACCGAGATGGAGCCCGACGGCACCAAGTCCGCCGTCGAGTACGGCGGCAGCTTCCAGGCCGTGCTGAACACAACCAACGCCGGCGGCTCGGGCGGCTACAGCCCGATCAAGGTGTCCGTCACGAACAACGTCGTGGCCGGAACCTACTGACCCCCTCACACACGACCCATCGGAGCATCGGAGCACCCATGTCCACCACCGAACGCATCACCCTCCCGTCGGGCGCCTGGATCCAGCTGCGCGACGCCAAGACCCTGCGCCGCGGCGACAAGAAGAAGGCCATGTCCTCGGTCACCGGCGACGGCGAGCGGCTCATGGCGATGGCCTACGAGATGACCGACGGACTCCTCGCCGTCCTCGTCATCGACTGGTCGTACCAGCTGCCGCTGCCGTCCGAGTCGATCGAGTCCCTGGACCTGCTGCCGATCGAGGACGACGAGGCGCTGATGAAGGCCATCGAACCCGCGCGGGCGCTGATCTTCCCGGAACAGCCCGAGCCGACCAAGAAGCAGCTCGCGGACCCGGCGTCCCCTACCGAGCCCTCCGCCGGCTGAGAGCACGGCTGGAGGGACACGACGTTCCGGCCGGGCACCCGGTCACGGTCTACGACGAGGCGTGGGACTACCTGTGGTACGCCGAGCGCTACAAGTGGCCCCCGCACGTCGTGGACGACATCCCCGCCTGGCTGGACGGGGTGCTGCCGCGGATGGCGATGGAGGTCGACGCCGCCCGGGAGCGGGAGAGCGAGAGGGCGCGGCGCGACGCTGAGCGGAGGTGAGCTGGCGTGTCGGGCAGCGGTGTGCGCATCGAAGGGCTCGCCCAGCTCGACGCTGCGATCGAGGGCCTGGCGGTGTCCCTGAACGCGGCGACCAGGAGCGCCACCGCGCAGGCCAGCCACCTCCTTGAGCGGGAGATTAAGCAGACGCTCAGCAAAGCCAGCCACCCGCGAGGCACACCCACCCCGTCCTCTCCCGGGGAGCCCCCCGCCGTCGTGACGGGGACGCTGCGCCGGTCGATCACCGTCAAGGGCCCCCACCCGCTCGGCCTCGGCCGGTGGGAAGCCCAGATCGGCCCGACAGCCGTGTACGGGCGCGTCCAGGAACTCGGCGGCGTCACCGGCCACGGGGCGGTCCTGCCCGCCCGGCCCTACGTGCAGCCCGCCTTCGAACGCCTCGCTGCCACCGGCGCCCTGTCCAGGGTCTACCACTCGGCGTGGCGCCGAGCCATCGGCCACTGACCCCGCACCGCCTCACCACCAGAACCAACCGGGAGGGGAGGCGCCGTGGCCGAGGGAGCGCTCCTACCGCCCGTCCTGGTCCGCCTCATCGGCGACATGACCCAGCTGCGCGGCACCCTCCGCGAGGCCCGCACCCAGGTCGACGGCACCGCCCGCGGCATGCGCCAGGCCGGCGCCACCATGTACGCGGGCATGGCCCGCATGGGCCGCTCGGTGTCGATGATCGGCGCCGGTGTCGCGGTCGCCAGCACCAAGATGGCCGGCGACTTCCAGGCCGAGACGATGGTGCTGCACACCGCGGCCGGCGAGACCCTCAAGGGTCTGCAGACGGTCCGCAAGGGCATCCTCGACATCGCCCAGGGCACCGGCACGGACTGGCGGAACCTGACCGACGGCATGTACCAGGTCGAGAAGGCCGGGTACCGGGGCGCCGACGGCCTGAAGGTCCTGAAGGCCGCTGCTCAGGGCGCGCGCGAGGAGAACGCGTCACTGGACTCGGTGACCAACGCCATGACCTCGGTGATGGCCTCCTACCACCTGAAGGCCACCGACTCCGTCCGCGTCATGAACGGGATGAAGACCGCGGCGGGCGAAGGCAAGATGACGATGGAGCAGTTCGCTGCCTCCCTGTCGACGGTCCTGCCGATCGCCTCCGCCAACAAGATCCAGTTCGAAGAGGTGACGGGCGCCCTCGCCACCCTCACCCAGCACGGCACCAGCGCCCGGGAGGGCACCCAGGAACTCGCCTCCACGATCCGACAGCTCGCCGCGCCGAACAACGTCGCGATCCAGGAGATGCAGCGCCTGGGCCTGTCCTCGACGGACGTGTCGACCAAGCTGGGCAAGCGGGGCCTGACCGGAACGCTGGACCTGCTGTCACAGACCGTCCTGTCGAAGATGGGCCGCTCGGGCACCGTCCTGCTGAGCGCGTTCAACAAGACCAAGCAGGCTGCCCACGACGCCGACCTGATGGTCCAGAGCATGCCCAAGAGCATCCAGGGCCTGGCCACCTCGTACGCCAAGGGCACGATCAGCCTCGGCGACTGGCGCAAAGCACTCAAGGGCCTGCCCCCGGAGCAGGCCAACCTGCTCAGCCAGTACGCGACGCTGCAGAACAAGACGAAGGGCTTCTCGGCAGAGCTGAAGAAGGGCGGCCCGAGCGCCCAGACATACACCGAGGCCATCAAGAAGATGACCGGCGGCGCCATCGGCCTCAACACCACCC